CTCCTTCTTGAGCAGCTTCAGCTCAAGCGGGGCCATCGTGTCCTCGAAATGCTGCTCGGACATGCCGAACTCTTTCGAGGCGTAGCTGAAGGTGAGGCAGTTGCGCTTCACGAGCTTACGGTCGACGCCGAAGGCCAACGCCATCGCAGCGAGCTTCGCATACGTGGAGTAGGTCTTGCGCTCGGGCTTGTCAGCGTCCTGCTTGCCGAACGTCTCGTTGTTGTCGAGATCCGCCAGGATGAGATCCCGCGCCAGATCGGCCACCACTTGGTAGACGTCGAGCGGCTCGTCGTTCTTCGTCAGGTTGACGAGGCGGCCCTGCGTGTCTCGGGTCATCAGACATAGGTGCTGAAGCCCGTTGCAGCTCCCGTCCCAGCCGGTCGGCAGGTGGGTGATGTAGCTCGGGCCCTGCACGATGGCAGAGCACAGCTCCCGGCATGCGGCGAGGAAGAGGAACGGATTGTCGGCCTCTGTCCACCACCTACGGCTCTCAGCCAGCGGGTTGTCGACGACAGCGGTGATGCGCTCAAGGTTCGCATCCACCCACGCTTCACGCTCCTCGAATGGCTTCTTGTCGATGCCGACCTTCTTGCCGTCCGCGCCCTCGATCTTGAAGGCGCCGCAGTTGGCCACGTGGATCTTGAGCCACTTGATGCCCTCCTCACCGATGGGCTTGCCATTGGCGAACAGGAACAGCGAGCGTACGTAGTCCTCGCGCTGGAAGTTGAACCGGGTCAACGCATACGTGCGGGTGCGCCAGTCCCAGTTCATTGGGGTGAACCAACGCTCTACAGGGGCCAGCCGCTGCGCCGTCTCGATGTCCTCGACGAACTGCACGGTGTCCGCGGTGTTCGCGTTGTTGGCCTTGTGGAGCCCGCGGATCTGCTTGCTGAGCAGCCGGCGCTGCGGGATGCTGAGTGCCTTGAACTCGGCGTCAGTCTTCCGCTCTGGGATCTCCAGCTTCTCACGGCGCGGCACGCCGTCGACCTTGATGCCCCTGTTGTAGCAGTCGATGAGGACGTCCAAGATCCATGTGTTGATCGTGAACGGGACCGACTGCAGAGCGTTGAGGCCCTTGAGAGCCGGAGCCATGGAGCCCGCCCTGATGGCGTGCTTCACGCCGCTCATGACGTCCTTGTGGAACGTGCGGATCAACTGGGCCCGGTCGAGCGTGCGGTCATCCTCGGCCACGCGCATTACCATGGTGTCCCAGGCCTTGGGTGCCTCGGTCCTGGGCTGATACACGGGGCTCTTGAGTACTACCTCGTTCAGCGCAGCCATGGCCATGTCCAGGCCCTGGGCTGAGATGCGCCAGACACGCTCCCCCTTGAAGCTCTCAGGCTCCGCAAGCTCGAACACGTCGGCCATGGTCTCCTGCAGGAGCGTGAGGCCCCAGTTGCCGGCGTGGGACAGCTCGTTAGCCGTCCACTCCTGCATCACGAAGGTGTTGCCCTCGGCGTCGCCCTTCTCGGCGAGCTTCTTGGCCATGGTCATGCGAAGGTCAGTGGTGCCGTAGCGCTCCTTCACGGTCTTCTGGACCTTGGTGTGGAGCTTCTTGTTCGTCTTGAGCAACTGAGCCGCCCACAGCTCGTTGTTGAGGGCGCGGCCGATGCGGAGCACCACATCACGGTGGGTGGCCATGGCGCCCAGGCCCGAGGAGAACAGGCCAGCCTGGAGCACAGCCAAGGCAATCACGGCCGGCTCAAGCTTCAGCATCAGTCGCTGGAAGCGGAAGGCGTGGGTATTCGAACGGGGCTTAGGTCCCTTGAGACGAGCCTCGACGCCCTCAGTCACCTTAGCGAGGTAATTGGAGGTGATAACCATTCCACCGATGGTGGACCCAAAGCCAGCACTGGCTTCGGCACGGTCCTCGCGCTTCTGAAGCTTGGCTTCGGCGAGCTGAAGTTCCGTATGGAGGCCTAAGGTATCGTTAGGGAGAACACTGGTGTCCATCGTGGGACGGCTCCTTCGTTGGGTCGGCGCCTTTGGGCAGAACGCCGGGGCTTCGGTGGCTAAGTCCTTGATCACACGGCAAAACCATATCACTGGGAGGTAGTTTTACACGTGGCAGGGAACTGGGCGAAAAAAGAAGCCGCCGAAGCGGCCTCTGTGGTTCTTATAGGGAGGGAAATTAGATGTTCAAGTGGCAGCTAGTTGATATACGGTTTTCAAGACCAGTGCCTTAAACCGCTCGGCCACCCTTCCTAACCGGCCTTTGATATAACAGAGGAATTTCGGATGTCTACCACCTGGGCAGACGATTTTTCTGACAGGTCCCCCGCACGCTTCTCGAGTTTTTTCGCTACCGCCAGCTGATCCTTGTCGAACACGTGGGTGTAGCGCAGGTTGGTAGAGACGGTCTTTTGCCCTAGTATTTGCATGCGATTTTTGATGTCAGGCTCGACCTTGGAGAGACGCGTATTGCGTGTATGGCGTAGGGAGTGGATCACCAGATTGCTCGGGTACCCCGCACGGTCCCTCGCCGATTTGAAGTTATCTAGCAACTGGTCGCCAGTTGGCAGGTGTCCAGACAAAATAATGGCGCGCATTTCCTTGGCCAGCTCGGATCTTACGTAGACACGTCGCGAGCTATTGTTCTTCGTCTGTTCAATGCCCTCCAGGCCACCTCCGAGCGTTACCCATCCGTTCTCGCCACCCGTCTCGTCATCGGGCTCCAGGGTGATCTGGTTGGCCTGCAGGGGCTTCTTATTGCGCCGTGCGTGGCCACACAGCTCCCCCCGTCTCAGGCCCGTCTCGACTAGGAACTCGACGCACTTGGCCTCGACCGGGTGGCCGGCCGCACGCATCAGCCGGAGGATGACCTCGTCCTGGGCCTCGTGGGTCAGGATGGCCCGCCTGGCGTTGTCCTCGCGGTAGAGGCGCACGGTCGGCTTGATCGGGATCCACTTCTTGATCTCGCAGCAGTGCAGCACCGCGCTCATCACGGTCAGGTAGCGGTTCTTGGTGCTGTCCTTGATCGGATGCTTGCCCTTGCGCAGCTTGTCCAGGCGCGCCTTGAGGACGTCGGTGGTGTCCTCGCCCATCGCCGTGACCTCGTAGGGCCCCAGCACGGTCTGCACAAGGGCGAGGCGCTGGCACAGGCTCTCGTCGTTCGTGAGGTCCCACACGCCCCTGGGGCCCTTCATCTTCTTGGCCATCTCGACGGCCTCGGTGAACGTCGGGGCCCCAGTGCTCTGGGTGTTATCAATGGTCGGCGGCTCCTCCCCGGTCAGCTTGACGTACAGCTCGTATCCCTCGGCGTCCTTCTTGGTCTTGAAGCGCCTACGGAAGGTCTTGGGCTTGCGGTAGACCTCGCCGATCCAGACGCCCGTCAGCTTGCCGTCTCGTTTCTCAGCGTATGCCATTGCGGTCCTCCAGTCTCTTGTGGATGCCAGCAGCCAGCCCACAGAGGGCCCACAGGGCCGCCAGGAGCAGCGTGGCGTCTTGGTAGTAGTCGAGCCAGTCCATGGCGCCCTACTTCTTCCGCACGCGCCGCAGGGCCACGTTGATGTCGTGCGCCAGCTTGCGGCCCTTGGGCGTCAATCGGGCCCGATGTTTCCTGAGGTCGAACGGGTCGCGCTCCTGGGTGATCAGCTCCAGGCCCTTCTCGCGCTGCCTGTTGCGGTCCCCGATGTCGAGCAAGTTGCGCGTCATCACGGTCGGGCTGATGTCGACCTGATCAGCGTATTCAGAGACGCCAAGGCCTTCCTTCTTGCCCACCAGTATGAAGGCCCTGATGTAGGCCGCAGGCAACACAGCGTGCTCCATCTCAAAGAACGGCTTGAGCGCGTGGAATAGCGCCTCCAAGCTTTCGATCTCCTCTTCACTGATCGAGGGACGTACGGGGTCAATCATCAAAGTCTCCATGAACTTCACTCCTCGATATTAGCCGCGGTAAATGAAAATAAGGCCAAGAATGAACAGTCCGGCGTTGAGTAATCCCCGACTAGGGAGGGCCGACAACACGGTGGCAAGAAACACCATTATGAAACCCAGTGTAGACATCGGTCCTACCTTCCCCTCTTGGCGCACGGAACCATAAACATGACACCGTGCGCTTGATTTGGCAACTGGCAGCTAATTGAACACACCAATAAGCGACGCTGCAAGTAAACGTAGGTATGTCGCCGCGCGCCGGCGCAGTGCCGATGGTGCTGGCTTGAACGCGAGGACAGCCAACAGGTCCTCGGTGTCGTAGGGCACCACGACCAGCATATTGTCCCAATGGACCAGCGCGGGCTCGATGCCTTCCATCAGGATCCACACGGTGCCCAGGTCCGCGTCAATGAAGCTTACGAAACCCTTGGCCCCCGCGGGCAACTCACCCACGCCTGTTTTGTAAGGCCCGGTGAGGGCCACAGGCATTCCCACCTGGATTTGGTGGGGCATTCCCTTGGCCCGAATATTGGATTGGGCATGGTTGTTGTCGTCAAGAATAAACGTAGTCCGCATGGTTGTTCTACCGCTTATTGGTCAATGAAGGTGCGAATTAACTGCCGCCCCACCAGTCATTTACCAAGGTAACAGACGCCCTTAGTGTACGCGCCGTCAATGGCAACCTGTTCACATTGGTTACGCAAGCCTTACAATCGCCACTAAATGTGTCCCACCAGACACATTGTCCAGTAGCAACCCGTGCAACCCCGGTATCAACCGGATAGTTGGTATAGATTGGCCGCGCCGCGCCACGCGGCCCTCTCGTCAGTGTAGTGGCCCAGGGTGACGCTGGGGCGCCTTGGGGCCGCTGGGGACACAATCACATGCCCCTCGACGTCATCGCACCAGCGCACGCGCCAGCCGGCCAGGAAGGCCTTATCGATCCAGTGTTGCCATGTGGTCATATGAACCTCACGATGAAACCAATGCCCCACGCCATGGCACCAAGCCACAGCGCGACAGCGAATGAAGCCGCCCAGGTGTCAGCGGGCATCGCGGGACTGCTCAAGTTCAGCCAGCGACAGCTGCGCCATGACATCGTCGCGCTCGTTATCGACGTCGGGAAGGATGGCCACGCGATAGGCCATGTGCGGGTTAGTCGCGGCACACTCGCCCATGTACCAGTTGGCAGCGCTGGCGACGTTGAACGCGGCGATGGGCTCATAAAAGCGGCCCATATTGCATTCGACAACGAAACGTAGCATGTGCATTTGCTCCTATGAAACAAGGGGTATTCCCACTGCCCTAGGGCCCGTAGGGTTTCCCCGCGGGCCGTAGAGCCTATGGTGAGTGGTGCTAGTAGCGGCGATGCTTTTCCGCGAGACGCTCCCAAGCGTCGTCAATGAGATCCACGCGGCGCGCTATGACGCCTAGCGTCCCACCGATGCCGTGCTTGGCCGCGTAGGCCTTGCGCGCATCCCACGCGGTTTCGGCCGCTATGGTTTCGACGGGTAACCGGTGTCCCGGTGCAAAGCATTCGTAATTCGGCATGGTCGTTTGCTCCTATGATGGCAGAGGTTTTACGCGTGGCAGCTATTAGCGCACAACGAAGCCGGATTGGTCGCGCTTCGCGTTGCCCTTGGCGTATAGGGCAATGACGTGATTGGCAGGGTCTAGAAACCGCAGGTCCGTTTCGTCTCCATTGGCCACGGGGGCGCCTAGAAACCCTTCGGAGACCGCGCGGGACACGCGGGCCTTATCGGCGAACACGGCAGCGACGTTCAAGCCATTGGCCAGCGCGGCCCTTGCGTGCGTCTCGTTACCATCGGCAAGCGAGAATGTGAGAGAGTAATTCGAGGGGATGCCGCGGCGATTGGCGATCTTGGTATAGTCATAGAATTGCACGGTCGGGAAATGGTCAAAGATGGTGCGACCGTTCGCGTCCCGAATGGTCTCGAAACGAATGTCTGATGTGCCGTTGAGGCGGAATACCGGAGTGAAGCCGTTGCGACGGGCAAGCTTGATTGCCTTGCTAATGTCCGCGACCAAGACAGCCATGAACGCGTTGCGGTCGGCAAAGTAGGCCTTGGTTTTCCTAATGCGCGCCTTCTGAATTGTGTTGTGCAATCCCGCCGCGACGTCGGCCGCCGTCAAGATACCATGGCCGGCCATGATGCCACCGCGACCCGCGGTATTGAGGCAAGCAGCCTTGCATCCCGCCGTGGCCATTGCGCACACGTTGAACCCTGAGAGGGATGCCGGGGCGAGATGCAGAATGAACGTCCAATAGCCCGCACCGCGGCCCTTCTCTGTCTTGGGGTTGCCCGGTGTGAGCAGACGGAAACCACGGGAACCTTTGGGAAACATCGTCATGTGCCGTTGTCCTATCATATGGCAGCTATTGGGGCGCACCTCGGCCCTCTACGGCCTTAAGGTGGGAAGCCGTTAGGCGCCCACCGTAAAACCTATGTGCCGCGCGCTATCCCCGCGCGTTGCTCACATCACCGTCTAGCGGCTGCACGCGATAGTCGGGGGATTGGACGTAATGCGAGATATCAGCGCCGACCCCAGGGACCTTGCTGCTACCTGCGGCGTTCACGGGGAACACCTGATAGCGAAAGCCCGCATTGGTGACGCACAAGGCGCCGCCGTATGGCTTGCCGATGCTCACGCTTTTGATGTGGTGTGGATACTTGCCCCGATATGCCATGTGTATCCCCTGCTCACTTGCCGTTGCGGTATGCGGCCAATTCGGCCTTGCGGATTGCTGCGATGATTTGCTTCTGAGCTTGTGACATTGGGTTGATCCTTAGGGTTGGCTGTTAGAGTGACTTGGCCTCAGGGCCGTACAATTCCCGCATGATGGCGCGGAGGGCCGTATCGATGTGCGTGTCGTCAGCGTAGGAATAGACATTGTCCGCGATCCACCGCGACAAGCCCGCGCGGTAAGACAAGTCCCAACGCAAGCGCTTTTCGACGTCTTGGGCTTTCCCCTCGTTGACGATGTGCTGCCTATGTGCTGCCATATCGGCCGCGCTGATCGCGCTAATGGCCTTGCGCATATGGGCGTAGTGTTCCGGCTTAATCTTCATTGTGTTTCCCCGTGGTCCTTAGTGCCTAGTGGTGAATGACTGCCTTGTGTGAATGCATTAAGTGGCCATACGGTCCCCCGCGTCAACCGAATTGCTCGCATGGCTGGTATGCATTCTTGTGGGGGCTCAGAGGGCCGTGGGGAGCCGTGGGGATCGTGGGCTATCAGGGTAGCGGGCGGGTTGAACGCGCGGCTCCACGGGGCCGCTGGGGCACCTAGGGCCTATTGAGCCGGTGTCGCCCATATAAGGCCGACTATCCCACCCGCGACGTTATACTATAACATACCAATCCGGCCCTAATCCCAGCCGATTAATACCCGGATAATAATGCTGCAGCCTGATATGGCGCGCAGGCTATAAGGCTAGAGCCTGATAGTCCCATAGCGGCCCTATGCACCCCGCATGCCGGTTATGATAACCGGAGGAATGCACGCGATACCAAGGGGATAGGCGTGGTGCGGGGGACTATCGCGGGGGACTAGGGCAATCAACGGGTCCCCTTTCGAGCCGGGGGATCCTTTTTAGGGTCAAACACCGACCCGACTTCAAGCTTCCTTGGCTTGAAGGGCGGCGGCGGCGGAGCTTACGGCTGCGGTGTCTTCCTCGGGCAACCTGGGGCCCCAATGGGTCCCATAGGCCATCGGTCGCCGCGGTCTTTGGGTCCCACCCGCGGGTCCTATCTGGGCAACATTGGGCCCCAATAGTGGCAATTAGGTGAATATCGTTAGGGATCAAAGGGTTATCGGTCGAAGTCCCGGCGTTATACACCAGAGGCGCCGTTTGATGTGCCTCGTACCGACTACTTCCCAAATCCCCAACGGATCCCCAGGTGCCCTTAGAGACTGCCACCTACCTCTCGGACCTCGTCACGTCCAACCCAGCGGCCTCCGATCCCCTGAGCAATGCTGACGACCACCTGCGGCTGCTCAAGGCGACCGTCAAGGCCACCTTCCCCAACTTCACTGCGGCTCCCCTCAACAGCACCCAGGCCCAGCTCGACGCCATCACGGCGCTCTTGGTCAATGGTGTGCTCCGTGGAAACGGGGCGGCCCCTGCAGGCCTGATCGCCGACTTCGGCAGCACGACGGCGCCCACCGGGTGGCTGCTCTGTGATGGGCAGGCTGTGTCGCGCACGACCTACGCCGACCTATTCACCGCCATTGGGACGACTTGGGGCGCCGGCGACGGCAGCACCACGTTCAACGTCCCGAACATGATCAGCCGCTATCGCCGACACCGCGAGGTCGCCGGTCTAGCGAGCGTCGTGGGTACACTGCAGAGCCCTGTGATCCAATCACACGCGCATAGCGTTGTTGGCAACACAGGGGGCAACTCGGTAGACCACACGCACACGTTCTCGGGCACGACTGGCACGATGAACTCCAACACGACCCACTCGCACAGTTACACGCGACGGGGCGGTGTCATCCACCAAGACGGTACGAACGCGGCTACGGTCGCCACGTCGGACGTGACGGACACAACGAGCGCCGCCAACATCGACCACACGCATTCCTACAGTGGCACCACGGCCGGCGCCAGCGTGGCGCACACGCACGCCATCAACTTCTCATCAGGAGCCACGGGTGACGCGAACGAGACGCGCCCATACTCCGCGACCGTGCTGACATGCATCAAAGCCTAATGCGACTCACGCTCCCGCCTATCTCTTCCTACAAGCGCCGCTGGGTGCGCCGGATCATGATCATCGTCACGTTCCCTCAAGGGGTCGTGCAGGTCATTGCGAACTTGCTGTCTGATGCCGCCTACTGGTGGCGCCAGCCTTGAGCGCCATGCACATCGGTCGCCGCGGACCATGGGGGTAAGGGGGCCTTAGGATCCTAAGGTCTCCTTACGTACTCCCATAGGCAATTTCATCAATTATCATATTCAGATATTCCTAAGTGACCTTAGGATCTCCTAAGGATTTCTTAAGTTGACTATAGTTCGACTAAGGGACCTTGCCTCTAAAGGCATTGTCACTGATCAAGACCCTTACAACCTTCCGGTTGGTGCATTCTCGTCTGGTGTGAACGTTAGGTTCAGGAACAACAAGGTTTCACCAGCGCCGGTGTTCAGAGCTGTGAAGCAGCCGTTGGCGGAAGCCAACCCACGCTATGCTTTCACCGCAGGTATCGGCAGCAGCAACAACGATCTCTTCCTGGGCTATCGCTCAGGCCGTGTTTATTACTACGCCAACGGGGTCGAGACCGACTACTCCCCCGCAGGCTACGTGGTCAGCGACGTCGAGGCCAATTGGACCTCGTACACCATTGGCAACATTATCTACGTCAACCGCGAAGGCCGCCCGCCGTGGTACCTGCTCCCCTCCGCGACCCAGTTCAAGGATCTCAGCGCGGCCACCTACGCCGCCCCAGCTGACAAGTGGGATCCGACGTGGACCTCTAGGATCATCGCGCAGTGCGGTGGTGCCGTCGTCGCTCTCAACGTGACCAAGGGCGCCACGGCCTACCCCACGATGGTGAAGACCTCGTCCATCGTGACGAACGGCCAGTACCCCTCTTCCTGGGACATCACGAACCCCGCCACGCTTGCGACCGAGAACATCCTGCAGGCCATGGATGGCGGCATCACAGACGCGTGCCAATTGGGCAGCGACCTGATCATCTACGGTCAGCGTGAAGCATGGCGCATGCACGCCGATGGCTCCATTCAGGTCTTCTCGTACACGAAGCTGTCCTCCGCTAAGGGCGTCTTGAACACGAACTGCTCGATTGAGCTGGACGGCAAGAACTACTGCTTCGGCATCGACGACATCTGGGTCCACGACGGCATCTCCGAGAAGAGCCTCTGCGACGAGAAGACCCGCGACTTCATCTTCGGCTCACTCAACATCTCGCTGGCTTCGAAGTGCTTCGTGCAGTTCAACCCGCGCCTCAACGAGATCTCCTTCGGCTACGTCTCGGGCGATCCGCTCGTGAAGTTCAAGCACGTCAACGGCTGCAATCGCGCCGCGGTCTACAATCTGACCACCGAGTCTTGGTCCTTCGACGACATGCCGTCGATCTTCTCGTACGACGATGGCCCGGTGTCCAACCTGCTCACCTACACGAGCGTCCCTGCGTCCTACACGGACGTCGGCGGATCGTTTCAGGATCAGGAGGACGGCGGCAAGCGCGTCACCGTGTGTGTTGGTGATGGCGCGTCCGAGTATGGCCTCCAGCCCACGCTGTACGCCTTCGATGTGTTCGGTCCTGGCTCTGTCGCACCATACCCTGTCGACGCCAACGCCACCGCTCCGGTCTATCTCGAGCGCACCGGCCTCGACCTCGACGAGCTGGGTGCCGAGCTGCGCCAGTACAAGCTCCTGCGCTCCATCTATCCGCAGGCTCGTGTTGACACATCAGGCGGCCAGTCGCTGCAGATCGCCGCGGGCTCCTCGGACGACCCTAACTCCAGCGCTCCAGTCTACGGCGCCTATCAACCGTACGACGGCGTGGGCAACTACAAGGTCGACGTGAACACCGAGGGCCGATGGCTCGCGCTGAAGCTCCTGTGGACTGACTACCGCACCTTCACGCTCACCGGCTTCGATTTAGACATCAGGACCACAGGCGGACGCTAATGGCGCAGAAGACAGTCACGTACGTCCCGCGGCCCATGCCGACGCTCGATGGTGGCACGCAGAACTACCTGCAGCTGGAGCTGGCCTCCATCTCGCAGAGCATCAAGACCATCGTCGCAGAGATCACGAAGATCAACGCGATCCTAACGGCCCATGGTCTTTCTTAAGCGCCACCTCGCGCACCAGACGGACTACTGCACGTTCGAACTTGACGAATACCGGGATGAGGCGGGGGCGCAAATGCTCCTCGCCCATCTCCGCGTTCACAAGTGGTCCCACTCCGCACTCAAGCGCATCGCCCACGACTGGGCCGCATTCAGACAGTGCGTGCAAGCACCACTCTACGCCACGCCAATGCTTTCACCGAACGACACTGCTTGTGAAAAGTGGGCGCGCTTCGTGAAAAAGCTTGGCTGGCGTCCCTATTCGACGGTGCTCTGCCACGACGGCATCGAGCGCCCTCTCTACATTCACACAATCTAGGATCCCACATGGGCTCGACCACAGAAACCTCGAAGAACGAGAGCACGACCCCCTGGGCTCCTCAGGCCGCCGCGCTGACCGACGCCTTCTCCAAGGCCCAGACGGCCTACGGGCAGTCGTCGCAGGCGCAGGCGCCCACAGATTTCACGGCGCAGTTCACGCCCGACCAGCTCAACGTCTTCAAGTCGATGATGGGCTACGGCAACAACACCTCCACGGCCGGCACTTCGGCCACGGGCGGTGCTCTGCAGACCGCAGGCACGAACGCGACCACAGGGGCCCTCAGTGGCCTCGGCAATTACGATCCGACCAAGCTGAACAACACAGGTTCGCTGGTCGACGCTGCGAACCAATACGTTTCCGGCCAGAACATCGACGGGCAGGTCAACGATGCGATGCTCAATGCACGCCAGACTGCCCGCGACGTCACCATGCCCGGCATCGAGCAGAACGCCGCGATCACCGGCAACTCCAACAGCTCCCGCACGGGCATCGCTGATGGTCTGGTGCAGCGCGGCCTCGCAGAGCAGGCCACGAACCTTGGCGCAACGCTGCGTAACAGCGCGTTCCAGAACGGATTGCAGCTCGCATCGTCTAACGCCAACGCGAACAACAGCAACACCCTCGGGGCTCTCACGGGTGCCGCAGGTGCTGGAACGTCCGCCGCGAACTCTGGTGTCAACGCCTCCTCCTCCGCGATCAGTGACCAGGGCAACCTGTTCAATCTCGCCGGCACTGGAGCGACGGGCGAGCAGCAGGCCAATCAGGCCAACCTCGACAACCAGCAGCAGCAGTACCAGAGCCAAGTGCAGGCACCCTACGCGTCCCTCCAGCAGCTCATGGGCATCATCGGCTCCAACAACTGGGGCAGCAACTCGACGGGCACGTCGACCTCGACGAAGACGCCGGGTGCTTGGGATGTCATCAGTGGCCTTATGGGCACTGCTGCCAGCGCTGCGAAGTTCTCCGACAGGCGCCTCAAGACCGACATCAAACGCGTGGGCACGCTCGACAACGGGCTCCCCGTGTACACCTTCCGCTACCACGGCATGCCACAGGTCCACATGGGCCTCATGGCGCAGGACGTTGAAGCAGTCCATCCCGACGCCGTCGAGGAGCACGCAAGTGGCTTCAAGATGGTCAATTACGCACAGGCATCGGCATAATGAACGGAACAGGCTCACGCGCCAGCTCATGGCTTAACTGGGCACAACAGCCCCGTGAAGCAGGCGGCCTTGGGCTTGCTCCGCACCAAGCAGCCGGCGTCGTCGGCAACCTCGTCCACGAGAGTGGCCAGGACCTCAACCCGTGGGGTCCGACCGGCGACAACGGCACCGCTTGGGGCACTGCGCAGTGGCGTGGTGATCGCCTCGCGAAGCTCAAGTCGATGTACCCCGACAGCTATCAGACCACGGAGAGCCAGCAGGCCTTCATGCGTCACGAGATGGATACGTCGGAGAGCCGGGCCTATCAGGCTCTGCAGTCGGCGAAGACCCCCGAGGAAGCCGCTACGGCGGTGAACCGTCTCTACGAGCGCTCGGCAGACACGACAGGTGGCCGCGAGCGCGCAGCTCGTCAGCTCATGGATCAGTTCGGCGGTGGTGCTCCCTCCTCCGACGCCCCCGGCGCCCTCACGACCGCATTCGCACCCACAGAGAAGACATCAATGCCCGCACTCAGTGCTGACAGCACGCTCGGCCCCGGTGCGCTCGCCCCAGACGCGCCGAAGACCGGCCTCTTTGGCCTGCCGACGATTTCCGACAACAGCTATGACGCCATGATGGGTATGGCCTCGTCCCTCGCAGGTATCAGCGACCCCGAGCACGCAAAGGCGCTCATCGCGCAGCAGGCGGCCAACAAGAAGGTCGCTGGCGACACCGGCTCGTGGTCGATCCACCAGTTCCCTAACGGCACTGCGATGTACGTCAACAGCAAGGACCCGCGTAAGACGATTGCCATCAACGGCAACTACGCTGCGCCCAAGGACGACGAGTACGACAAGGCGGCAAAGATTGCCGGCGCCAAGTCCAATCAGGACTACGGTGACACGCTTGCCACTCAGGCCTCGAACGCGAACGGTCTGTCTAGCGACGTCTCCGAGCTTCGGCGTGTCCTGTCCAACCCGAACGTCGACCAAGGCTTTGCCGGCGAGTGGTCCCAGACCGCCCGCAAGCTGTACGCCAAGGTTACTGGCGACAAGTCGAGCGCCGATGCACTCGCAGACGGCGACATCGCCAAGGCACTCAGCAACAAGCTCGCGCTCAAGCTGGTGCAAGACAACGGCAACGGCAAGCTGCTCCCCGGCTCGTTCTCGGACAGCGACCGCGAGTTCGTCAAGCAGATGTCCACGTCGCTCAACAATGACCCAGGCGCCAACCAGCGCATGCTCGACATCTACGACCGCATGATCGTGCGCGCGCAGGCCGCCGAGCAGGCCCGTGCGGCACATCTCGCCTCTAACGGCGACATCTACCGTCCGAGCATCAAGAGCGAGATCGGCTCGCTGCAGAAGCAGTGGGCTGACGAAGACAAGGCCCGCAACGAGGCTGAAGCGAAGGCCGCACCCGCGGCCAAGGACGCCTCGACCGCGCCTAAGGTCAACACCTTCAAGTCCCCGAGCGGCAAGACCATCAACTGGAGCTACTAACTCATGAACCTCACGATCAACGGGAGGCAGGTCACTGTTGACGACAGCTTCCGAGACCTCCCGCGTGAGGATCAAGAGGCTACCGTCGCCCACATCGCCGACAACATGCCAGACAAGGAGCCCTCGGGCGCCCTCGCTGGCGCCAAGCACGGCGTTGCGCAGATCGCGCACGGCATCGCCGAGACCGCCAAGCAGAACTTCGGCGTCGGCAACGGCTTCGACAACCGTGACCCCAACTACGTCCCGGCCGACCCGTACAAGCCGAGCCAGTGGGGCCAGCTCCTCGCTGAGAACGTCCCCAGCATTGGCACCGCCATCATGGGCGGTAAGGCCGCCTCCGCAATGGCCCCGGGTGCCTGGAAGATCCCCGCGGCCCTCGCGGGTGCTGCAGGCGCCGGCTGGCTCATGTCCTCAGGTGACACCATCAAGGAGCGCGCGGCCAATAACGGCCACGAGACGCCGACCACCGCAGACAAGGTCATCGGCAACCTCACGTCTGGTGCAGCCTCTGCAGCCGGCGCGATCCCAGCAGCCCGCCTGATCCCCGGCCTCTCCAAGGTCACGGGCGCCGGCGCCTCCGCGGCAGTGAACGCCCTCACGCGAGCCGGCACCACCGCAGCCTCTGGCGTTGCCGGTGGCGCAGCCTCAGACCTCGCTAATCAGGTCGGCACCACGGCCGGCACCGACCAGGGCCTCACCGTGGATCCCTCGCGCCTCGGCGGCGCTGCCATCACAGGCGGCGTCACGTCAGGCGCCCTAGCCGGCGCGCCGCTCGCGGGTGACCTCGCGCGATCCGCAAGCCTCCGCAAGTTTGTCGGCGAGAACGAAGCGGCCTCCAAGAATTACGCCACGCGACTAGAGGCGGCCGGCAACGGCGACCTCGGTAACGCGAAGGTCGACGAGGCCGCGCACCAACGTGTAGTGGCCGACCTCCAGAAAGAACTGGGCGCATCCGCGTCCAACGTCGACGGGCAGGTCAGCCTGTCCCAAGAGGCCAAGAACACACTCAGCGCACTCCAGCGCGGCGAGAAGGTCAACCCCGACGAAATCTCCAGGCTCGACAGAGAGACTGCCGGCGCCCCTGATGGCGCAAATACGGCGCTGCTGGCCCGCACACTCCATGTGGCGGGTATGGCTGGAGACCGCGGCGGCCACAGCAATCGTGGCTGGGCTGGCGGCATGTCCGGCGTCATGGACAAGAACCTCGGCTTCCTGCTGAACCCCGCCCGCCTCGCGGGTGGTGCGGCAGCGACGGCGCTGGGCATGCATTTGCTCGGCACCAGCAACCCGCTGTTCGGCGGGGCCCTTGCGGGCACCTATGGCGCCGCACGCATGGTCGACAATCTCACCGGCATGCGCTCACCGGCGAAGACGTTCGCCGAACACTTCGCTGACCGCAACACGCAGCTTCGGATCCCCACGCAGCAGACCCCTGCGCCTCCTGCTCCCCCGCCTCCCGGTGGGCAAGCCCAAGGACCGTGGGGCCCGAAGCCGCTCCCGCAGCAGTCCGTGCCTCAGGCCGGCCAGCAGCCCCCGCAGCCGCAGATGCCGATTACACCTGGCACTCTGCCCTGGGCGGCACCGCAGGTCACTCAGCTACCGAACATCAGTCCGGTGGCGCAGACGATGCTGAACGCGAAGCTCAAGGCAGGCCTCCCGGCCGAGCCCCAGGCTCCCGCGGCTCCCGCAGCCCCGGCTGCAGCTCCGCAGATCGACCCGCTCAACCTGCCCTCCTCCATCACGAAGTCTGCCAAGAACCTTATGGGCGGCGCAGCGGCGGTGCAGGAGATCCGGCAGAAGGAGCAGGCACGCACAGCCGTCGCCAGACTACCGTCTCCCGCCGTTGAAGGTGCGCCCCTCGACGTCACGCAGAACCCGATGGTTGGCAAGCGAGCCTCACAGCTCGTGGGCGCTGCTAACGCCCTGCGCAAATACACGGGCGCTGACGTCGCCGAACGGGAGCAGGCCCAGGCAGAAGCCCAGGCCGCGCGTGACGAGAAGGCCGCTGCCAAGGAAGCGGTACGTGCTCAGTCCGCAACCGAGCGCGCCCAGGCCATGGCCGAGCGTGCCAAGGTGAAGGCTGAAGCCTCAGCTGCCAAAGCCGAACAGGTGAAGCAGAAGGAAGCCGCGAAGGTCGAGCTGGCGAAAGCCAAGGAAGCCGCGAAGGTCGAGAACGACAAGGTTAAAGCCGCAGCCGCGAAGGTGAAGGCCACCAAGATCGTCTCCGATCAGCCTAAGGCCGAAGCTCCGAAGGCAGAAGCTCCGAAGGCCGATGCGCCGTACGAGCCGATCCCCGAGGATCTGCTGTGGCGCAAGGGCATGAAGACCGCAGATATCGCGGAGCGTGAGGCTCAGAGCACCGAGCCGGCCATGCGCAAGCGGTTCAAAGAGGCCGTCGCGTTCAGACACGACACTCTTGAGCGCCGCCTGGGCGATCTATCGCAGCACGCCTCTGACGCCGGAAACGACGTTGAGAGCGTGGCGATTGGGAAGCTCTACGAGCAGCTGGATCACAGCCGCCGTCAAGCGGATGTCAAGCGACACCTCGCCCACTGGACGTCGAAGATGGACCCTCACACCAAGAAGGCCATCCACGAAGCCGTGGCGCCACTACTGAAGCTCTGGAAAGAATGACAAAGACGCCCGCGAGGGGGGCCAAGAAGTACAAGAAGGTCCCCCTCTTCGGCCGAGTAGACAAGCGACGGCGCCCGCGGCCCGATCAGTCCGAGCGCATGAAAGCGCTGTGGGAAGATCCTGAGTTCCGCGCTCAGCACGCCGCGGCTCTCTCAGCCTCCCACAAGTCCGATCCGACCAAACACTCACGTGCAGGTGTCCCCACAGGTCACACACGCGAAACCGTGGCGCCCCTTTGGGATCGCGCACGCGAACTAGCAGACAGGTTTATCCAGATCATGAAAGATCAAGGCGAACTCCCCAACGAGTTGGTTGAGGTGATCACCGATGACGGCGTGCAGACTGTGTCTGTGCCCGCCAGCGACACCGGCAAGGCCGAGGCCGCGCTGCGTGAAGCATTCGTGCTCGCGGTGGGCCCCAGCGACCAGAAGATCAAGATCCAGGCGATCAATACGATCCTGAACTTCACGAAGTCGAAGCCCGAGAGCAAGTCCAAGCTGACGCTCAACAAGGCCGAAGACTTCCTCGACGAGATCATCCGCGGCGATGAGTGACGAGCTGACTGAGGGCCAGAAGAAGGCTCGCAAGCGGCTCTACGATGACTTCGCGTTCTACGCCAAGCACTGCATCAAGATCAGAACGAAGCAGGGTAAGATTGCCCCGCTCGTTCTCAATCGCGTGCAGGGGCGCTTCGCCGAGCGCGTCATCGCCCAGCTGCAGAACACCGGCCGCGTCCGCATGGTCGTGCTCAAGGCGCGACAGCAAGGCCTCTCCACCGTCATCTCGGCTCTCCAGTACTGGTGGCTGTCGCAGCGCAAGGCCCAGAAGGGTCTCGTCATGGCCCACGAGGCCGAGAGCACGACGACGCTGTTCGACATGTATCGGCGCATCCATGACAACGTTCCCGACATCGTACGCCCTTCGACGAAGTATTCCTCGCGCTCCGAGCTGGTCTTTGACAAGCTGGATAGCGGACTTCGTGTTGCGACTGCTGGTGGCCGTGGCGTTGCTCGCGGTGAAACGCTCACCTTTGCGCACCTCTCCGAGGTCGCGTTCTGGCCCGTCGCCTTCGCGAACACCAACTTCAACGGCCTCGTCCAGGCCATCCCCGACGAACCCGGCACGTTCATCTTTCTGGAGAGCACCGCGCAAGGTGTGACCGGCAAGTTCTACGACATGGCCCAGGGTGCCGATAAGACCCCCGGCGACACGAACTGGAACGGCTACGAGCTATTCTTCTCGGCTTGGTTCGAGTCCGACGAATACCGAGACCAAGCAACTGCTGACTTCCAGCGGACGCCAGAGGAAGAGGACCTTATCAAAGCGTTCTCAGCCAAAGGGCTCACCTCCAACGACCAACTTTATTGGCGTCGCAAGAAGGTGGCAACGAACGGGCTCGACCTGTTCAAGCAGGAATACCCCGCGACCGCCGAAGAGGCCTTCCTCTCGACCGGCCGCCCGATCTTCAACAACGAGTACGTCACCGAGCGCCTCCGCACACCGAAGGCCCCCGAGACGATCATGGCTGTGGAAGAGACCTACGACGAGAAGAGCGGCCGCCCTCTGCCTCTGCGTATGCTCCGAGAGCACGCGCGTGGTGAGCTGAAGGTCTACCGACCACTCGACCCGCAAGAGAGCTACGTGATCGGCGCCGACGTGGGCATGGGCCTGCGCCAGGGCATCAAAGGCAAGAAAGATGGGGACCCGAGTGTCGCCCAGATCCTCGATAGCCAGATGCGCCAAGTGGCCGTATGGCGTGGCCTCTGTCACCCCGACGTATTCGCGAAGATCCTTGAGACGCTGGGCTACCACTACAACAGCGCGACCATCGCACCGGAAAGAAATAACCACGGGTTGGTCACGTGCGTGCAGCTCCGCGACAGCAACTATCCCTATCTCTACACAGAGCAGACGGAAGGCACGCTGGAGGCCGACCGCGACACCATCAAGCTCGGCTTCTTCACCAGCGAAGCCTCCAAGCCACTGATCATCGACAAGCTCCGCGCCCTCGACCGCGAGCGTGAAATCGAAATCAACGACGAGACCACGCTGAAGGAGATGAAAACCTTCGTCGTGAGTGAGAACGGCAAGATGGAAGCCGAGGCCGGCACACACGACGACTGTGTGATGGCGCTCGCTATCGCTTGTTACATTCACGAGGGCAAGTGGCGCCCAGTCGCTGTCACAGACGAATTTTACACCGAAGCAATTTAAGGACCAATGGCGAAGAAGCCAGCTATTCTCACGGACGAAGAGATCATCGCCAAGGTCTCTGCCAAATCGACCAACAGCGTTAGCTGGTTTGACAGCCGCCTCTCACGAGAGCGAGAGCGCGTCACCCGCTACATCAACGGCGATCTACCCAAGCGCACCAGCGAGGGCACAAGCTCCTACGTCTCCTCCGACGTCTACGACAGCGTCGAGATGATGAGGTCCCAGCTGCTGGAGGTGTTCGCAGGCGGCGACCACATCGCGCAGTTCGACCCCGATCAAGACATGTCGGCCGATCTATGCCGCGTTGCCACCGAGTATGCGTCCTACGTCATCTTCCGCGCCAACCCCGGCTACAACATCTTCAGCAGCGTCATGTACGACGGCCTCACGGCCCGTGCCGGAGTGGCGAAGGTGTATTGGGAGAAGAAGCACACCTACTCCGAGGAGACCTTCGAAGGCCTCCAGTACGAGGAGGCCCACGCTCTCGCTGCCCAAGAGGACGTCGACAGCTTCGACGCTGACCTCGACCCGGCAACCGGGACCTTCGCCGGCACGCTCACGCGCAAGAAGAACGTCAGCAAGACCTGCATCGATCCAATGGCTCCCGAAGAGTTTCTGATCGAGCCCCTGGCCACTTGCATCCTCGACGCCAAATACTGCGGGCACCGCACGCCTAAGACGCGCGCGGAGCTGATCGAGATGGGCATCAAGAAGTCCCTCGTGATGACTCTGCCGGTCGACGACGCCAAGGAGCTGCAGTTCAGCCCTGAGGTTCTCGCCCGTACCAACCCGACGCACAGCAACGACGCCGACACCGATCCTATTGACGCCTCGCAAGAGTTCATCGTCCTGTACGAGAGCTACGTGCGTATGGAGATCGACAGCTCTAAGGGCGCTCGTCTCTACAAGATCCTACACGCAGGCGGCAAGCTTCTCGATAAGCCCGAGGAGGTCGATAAGGCCCCCTTCCTCGCCTACGTGCCTCTGCCGCTGCCTCACGTCTTCTACGGCCACAACTACGCGGCCCGCGTGATCCACACGCAGAACGCCCGCACGGTGCTGTTCCGCGGCGTGCTCGACCACACGGCCATCTCCACCAACCCGCGTTACGCTGTGGTCAATGGTGGCCTGATGAACCCGCGCGAGCTTCTCGACAACCGCCTCGGCGGCATCGTGAACGTGCGCCGGCCTGATAGCGTCACGCCGTTCCAGCCGAACAACCTGAACCCGTACATCTTCAACGTACTCGGCACACTCACCGAGAACAACGAGAAGTCCACGGGCATCTCTGCTCTCAGCCAGGGCCTCAACAAGGACGCCATCTCGACCCAGAACTCCAAGGGTCTTGTGGACAACATGATGAAGGCTTCGGGCCAGCGGTCGAAGATCATGGCGCGTAACTTCGCCAACAACTTCCTCGTGCCCCTCATGCTTGAGGTGGTTCGCCTCGGCATCATCTACAAGGACAAGCGCGTAATTCAAGTCGCGGGTGCTCCTCTGCAGATCGACGCAGAAGCGTGGACCGAGCGCACGACCTGCACCGTCTCCCAGCACCTGGGCTACGGCGAGAAGGACATGGCGGCCAACGAGCTGACCATGGGCTACAAAGAGATGGCTGGTGATCCAGGCCTGGGCAACATGTTCGGGCAGAAGGGTCGTTACGAGATGCTTCACGACATCGCGAAGCTCAAGGGCTTCAACCGCTTCTCGGCCTACCTCGACCCCAACGCGCCGCCTCCTCAGCCCGATCCGCTCAAGGTTCGCGAGCTGGACATCAAGCAAGCGGCTGTGGACGTCTCCAAGCAGTCCATTGGCGTCAAGCAGGCTGCAGACAATCGCCTCTACGCTGCCACCCAGTCCAAGCTGGAGCAGAGTTCTGCGCAGCTGCACCTCGACGCGCTCAACATGGACCGCACCAACGACCGCCAGGACACCGATACTGCCGCCCGCATCCAACAGGGTGAGGAGCAGATCCAGGTCGAGCGGGAGAAGATTGCGGCCACAGAGCGCACCGCTGCGCGCAATGCGGCGGCCAAGGCTGCACAGCCGAAGGCAACAGCACAATGAGCTGGAACACCATCCGATCCGCAATGGGACCGTGGGGCATCGTGCCCTTCGGTGACCGCATGCCCGACAACTCGCTCGGTGACATGAATGCGCTTGCAAAGGCGCACGCAGCCGCCAGGGCACAACGTCTCGCAGCGGGACCCTCGGGGAGCTTAATTGGACCCCCGGCCCCGCCCGCTCCCTCGCCGCCCATCTCCGGCATCAGCCCTGGCTATCAGGACACGCCTCCCGCAGCGCCCTCTGCTCCTGCTGCTCCCGCCCAGTCTGCCCCGCAGCTGCCGTGGTGGGCCTCAGGTGACATGGCGAAGATGATGCCCGGCGCTTCGCCTGCCCCCGCACCCGCGGCTCCGCAGGCCCCGCCTCAGGCATCTCCGGTGCCCATGCCGCAGGCTCGCCCCGCGGATGCACCACAAGCCCAACCGGACACCAGCTTCTTCATGCGCAACGCGCTGCTGCAGCGGGATCCGATGACGGGACAACTGCTCGACCCTAGCGCTGCCTCAAGCGTCACAGGGCCGGACCTCATCTCAAAGATGATGACCTACCTACACGGAAAAGCATCAGCTTGAACGACGAAACTATCTCGGCTCTCGGGGGGTTCTGCAAAGAACTCCTCGGGGCTGAGGCATTCCAAGCGCTAGTGCAAATGCACTCGCAGCAATGCGCGGCCGACATCCTCGCCACGCAACCCCACGAGACCAAGTCCCGCGAGTTCACATACGCGAGCTACCAAGGTTTCGAGAGCTTCCTGGCCCTCGCGAAGAAATTCGCTGAAGCCTACGACAAGCTCCCCCAACACCAAGACAACTCACCCGCTGTCACCGCTCTAGATCAGTTTGATGATCCGAGCGTGCATGACATTTATGACGGACAGAACTGACCATGCCACCCATCCAAGCGGACGGTGCTTTACTGAACGACCACCCCGAGGGCCTCAACACTGAAGAGGACATCCTCAACGCATTTATGACCGATCCTGAAGAGGATGACGACGCTCCTGAAAAGAAGCCATCGAAAAAGGTCAAAGACGAAGACGAAGAGAACGACCAGCCCGACGCCGACGACGACACCGAGGACGCTGAAGAGCCATCCGAGGACGAAGAAGACGCCGAGCAGGAAGACGCGGAAGACGACAAAGAGGACGAAGGCGACGACGACAAGTCGACCATCGAAATCAAGGATGACCACAAGTTCAAGATCACCGTCGACGGTCAAGAACAAGAGTTCACCCTTGGCTCCCTGAAGCGTCTCGCCGGTCAAGAGGCTTCTCTTACCCGCAAGTCCCAAGAGGCCGCCGAGCTTCGCAAAACTGTTGAGGCCGATCAGGCCAAAAACATCGCTGCCTACGACGTCATGCTGAAGCGGTCGACCGAGCGCGCGAACCAGTATCGCGAGCTGCCGTGGACCCAGCTCATGAAGGACCCCAACGTCCCCGCCGACCAGCTCGCAGCGCTGCAGGATGAAGCTAAGAAGGCGCTGGAAGACGAGGCCTTCCTGAAGAACGAACTCGACGGGTTCATGCAGAAGGTATCCGCCGATCAACTGAAGGTCCGCCAGGAGACGGCACGCGAGTGCCTCAAGGCGATCAACACCCCTGACAGCCCGCACCACATCAAGGGTTGGAACGAAGCGCTCTACAACGACATCCGAGCCTTCGCGACAGAGCAGGGCCTCAACAAGGAGATGGTGAACAACCTCACCGATCCCGGCGCCTTCAAGATCCTCCACATGGCCATGCAGTTCAAGCGTGGCGCGGCGAAGGTCCAGACCACCAAGGTCAACAAGACCCCGACGAAGATTGTGAAGAACTCTGCATCAGCACCAGCCGCGCGCTCCAGCTCCAAGACCGTGACAGTGAAACAGGCCGCCTCAAAGGCCGTCAAGTCAGGTTCGCAGGATGACGCGATCAACGCATTCGAAGCCATGTTCAGTGGCGACGAGTAACGAACCACTTTTCTAAGAGAACACATTTCCGACTATGGCTACTTTTCAGACCTACCAGATGGTTGGCGTCAAGGAACAGGTTTCCGACGTCATCACCAACCTCTCACCGCGCAAGACGCCGTTCCAGAACGGCATCGGCAACGAGAAGGTGACCCAGCCGCTGTTCCAGTGGCAGGAAGACAGCCTGCGCGCTCCGGCGACCAACGCTGCGGTCGAAGGCGCTGACGCCTCCTTCATCACCGTCACCCCGACCACGATGCGCAACAACTACACGCAGATCTTCACCGAAGCCGTGCAGGTCTCCGACCGCGCCGACATCGTGTCGACCTACGGTCGCAAGCGCGAGATGGCCTACCAGATGGCCAAGTCCTCGGCTGCGATCAAGCGTGACCGCGAGATTGCGCTGATCGGCAACGCCCAGTCCAAGGCCGCGGGCTCCAGCTCGGTTGCCTCGACCCTGGCGTCGTTCCAGCAGCAGCTCGACAGCACCACCGTGACCTACACGGGTGGCACGTCGACCCCGCTCTCGGAGGCCCTGCTCGTCACCGCGCTGCAGAGCGCGTTCGTGGCCGGCGCCGAGCCGACCCGCATCATGGTGACCCCGTCGAACTCCGTGGTCCTCGCGAGCTTCGCTGCGGCGGCCGGTCGCTACCGCACCATCACTGGTTCGGACAGCAAGAAGATCGTGAACGTCGTCAACCTGTACGTCTCGCCGTTCGGTGAGCAGAAGGTCGAGATCAACCGTTGGCTCAAGGCCAAGAACACGCTGATCTACGATCCCGACATGTGGACGAACGTGACCCTGCGCCCCTGGGAGCGCAAGGAACTCGCGAAGACCGGCGACAGCCAGAAGGCCATGCTGCTGGGCGAGTTCTCGCTCAAGCACAAGAACTTCTTCGCGTCGGCCGCCGTCATCGAAGCGGTCTCGGGCTTCTAATGCCGTCTGGCGTTAATCCCGGTGATGTCGGCTCTGCAGTCTCTACGGCTGCAGCGGCCACCATCAACCACACGAGCGGCTTGGTTACGACCGAGGCGCTGACCACGGCAGCAGGTGCTGACTACACATTCACGCTCACCGACGCCAACATCTCGCCCGATAGCGTGGTGATTGCGAACGTCGGTGGTGACGGCACGAACACCACCGTGCCCTGTCACATCCACAGCTACGTCCCGGCCGCGGGTTCAGTCACGTTCAAGGTGCGCAACGCTCACGCGTCTGCGGCTCTGAACGGGACGCTCAAGATCCGCTTCGTCTCGCTGTAACTACCTCGGGGCTCCATCTCTTCCGTATGGGGATTTGGAGCCCCTTTTTTCCATTGAGAATTTATGTCTTCTGAAACTTTCCACGAAGAACCCCGTGTTCTCGACACTCTAGTCTCCTTCGACGAGGACCGCTCTACCGGTGATCTGATCGTCAAGCGCGAGCAGGAAATCGACGACGATTGGTTGTCCGAGATCCGCAAGCAGAAGATCGACAGCGCGAACCAAAAGGCTGGTGACTTCTACCACGTCGCCTCGATCCCCGTTGAGGTGGTCGATGAGCTGATGCGCCGCTACGGCTTCGACGTCATGTCCGCACCCGTGCGTGAGACGCTGAAGATGCTCCAGAGGTACGACCTCGACGACTTCATCCTGACCAACAAGAAAATCTAAGGACCCACCAACGTGACACTCGGGGAGCTGAAGAACCAGTTCAAGCTGATGCTCAACAACAATGTCGTCAACAAGTCCGACACGTTGGTGAGCCTTTTTATCAATCAATCGATCATGCGGATCCAGCGGGAGCTTCGTGTCCCGTTCATGGAGAAGCAGGTCCTCTACACGATCCCTGACGGCTACGTGAAGCTCGCGATCCCCGCGGATCTGCTGGAGCTTATCGCCATCATGGTGGACACTGACGCGGACGGCATCCTCGAGACCGAACTGCGCCGCACGGACCTCAATCGTGTCGTGACGGCCTCACAGCAGTTCGGTGTCGCACCCTCGGTGTACACGCGCCAGGGCGGCAGCTGGATCCTCGGGCCCAAGCCCCGTACCGGCGACAAGGTGCTGATCCACTACTACTCGGAGTTCGCCGCACTCAGCGCCGACACGGACACCAACACGGCCCTCAAGGTCGCCTGGGACGCAGTGCTCTACGGCGCACTCGCCGCGGCCTACAGCTACCTCAAGGACGTCGAGAACCGCACCGAGTCCGAGGCCACCTACACCCAGATCACCACCTCCCTGCAGCGCATGGCTGACGCGGACGAGCTGACGGCCGATGCGGTCGTGGCGCCCGCGCTCCAGCTCGACACGGATGACGCATGGTAAACTCCTCGTTCTTCGCGGACGGGGAGGCCTACGGCACCGCAGTGGTGACGTCGAACGATAACCCGGCGTCCACCACGCCCTCCGCTGCCCCCAGCTCGCTATACGCGGGCGGGGGTGTGGTCGGCGCGGGTACCGTGGTCTCCAATGAGACGGGCCCCGGCCCCCAGTCCAACACGCCCAGTTCGTTCTTCACGGATGGCGCTGTCGTCACCTCGACCACCGTGGTCTCCAGCGACACCCCTGGCAACAACGCGGCCTCGCAGGCTCCCTCTGGGTTCTACCCAGGCGGCAACATCTACGACTTCCTCTCGCAAGAGAGCGCCGTCGTGCAGCTGCTGCAGGCCCTAGCAGCGCAGACGACATCCAATGCCTCGTCAGCTTCAAGCTCCGCATCATCTGCGGCGAATAGCGCGACAAACTCCGCAACGTCGGCGGCTTCCTCTGCTGCGGCGGTTCAAAGTGCTGCGGGCACGGCAACGCCTATCGTCGATGGCGCAGCAGCTGTCGGCACGAGCGCCTATTGGGCCCACGAGGATCACGTCCATCCCACGGACACCTCACGCGCCTCGGTGACCGCGTTGGCTCTCAAAGCGGACACGACCTACGTCGATACGCAGGATGCGGCAGGCAAGACCTACACGGATACTCAGGTATCCCCTAAGGCCGACAAGACCTACGTCGATACGCAGGACGCCGCGTTGTCCGCTGCGATAGCGCTCAAGGCTCCGCTGGACTCCCCAACGTTCACAGGAACGACTGCGGCCCCAACAGCCTCTGCTGGAGACAACAGCACCAAGATGGCTACCACAGCCTTCGTCTCCACAGCAGTCGCTGCCGGTGGTTTCCCCTCTGGCACCACCATGCTGTTCTATCAGGCTGCGGCGCCCACCGGCTGGACCAAACTCACCACGCAGAACGACAAGGCTTTACGTGTCGTCTCGGGCTCAGGCGGTGTCGCGGGCGGTACGAACGCATTCTCAACGGTGATGGCGCAGACGGTCGTCGGCAACACGGCGCTTACGATAGCGCAGATGCCTGCGCACGCTCACACCATCGGCGCCAACACGACGCTGGACGGTTCAGGCGGTGGTGTTCCTAACGCCGGCTCCGGTCAGACAGGCACCATTGGAACGTCCAGTGTAGGTAGCGGCGCGTCGCACAACCACACCATCATTATGGCAATCCAGTACATCGACCTGATCCTAGCCAGCAAGAACTGACGCAATGAAAATTCCCCACGCTGACGAGGGCATCATCTGCCCGCTGCACAAGGCCGACACGTCAACCGTGTGCCACAAGTGCCCATGGTGGACCCGCGTAGTCGGAAAGAACCCTCAGTCCGAAGAGATGATTGACGACTGGCGCTGTGCAGTCGCACTGCTCCCCATGCTGTTGATCGAGAACGCGCAGATGCAGCGCCAAACAGGCGCCGCCGTCGAGAGCTTCCGCAACGACATGGTGGCCGCCAACGACCGCGCCTTGGCTGCGCCCAGCAACATGAAACTAATCAACGGATAAACATGACCGCCTCAAATCGCGAGGCGAGCATCAGCAAGACGCTGACCTACGAAGGTGGCTACACCAATGATCCTCGTGATCCCGGTGGCGCCACCAACTGGGGCATCACGATCTTCGATGCTCGCAAATACTGGAAGCCGGAGGCGACCCCGGCTGACGTCAAGGCCATGCCTAAGCAGGTCGCAATCGACATCTACCGGCAGAAGTATTGGGCCAAGATGGGCTGCGATGCGCGCCCGAACGGCGTGGACTTCGTCGAGTTTGACTTCGGTGTGAACTCGGGCGTCAAGCGCTCGCTCGACTACCGCAAGCAGCTCGATCCCCAGAAGCTATCTCCCGTCGCCTACGTGAAGGCCTTCTGCGCCAAGCGTTCGTCATTCCTTCATTCGCTGCGCACGTGGTCCTGCTTCGGTAAGGGCTGGGGCCGCCGTTGCGCCGACGTGGAGGCCACTGGCGTCCGCATGGCCCTCGGTGCCGCAGGGAAACCTGTCGCCCCTGGCCTCAAGAACGAAGCCACCAAGAACGCCGGAAAGGCGATCACACACTCGACCGCAGGCGCGTCCACGGGCGTCACTGTGGGCCCCGTGATCAACCATCTGGACTTCGCAACTGTCGCCGGCTGGGCCATCGCAGGCCTCCTGCTCGTCGGCACCGTCTGGTTCGTCTGGCACGCAGTGCAGGCCAATCATCGCGCCAACGCTTACAACGCACAGCTCAAGAATGCTTAGTGAAATCTCAGATATCTGGGCCCGACTTAGGGTCCACTGGCATGCCGTGGGCGTGGCGCTCATCGCCATCCTGCCTACGCTGCTCTACCAGCTGCAGGGCATCGACCTCCGGCCCATCCTCGCGCACTTCCTGCCCGAGAACTACGTCGAGCTGATCATCTCTCTGCTGCCCTTCGCGCTGCTCGTGATGAAGCCCATGCTCCACCTCGAGGAGCCTGTGGACGAATGAGCTGGCTGATTACCCTACTCACGTCAGTCCCACAGCTCCTCACAGGTCTCTTCGGCTGGCTGAACAAGAAGGAAGACACGCGCGTCGTCGAGAACAACAACTCGGCCACCGTGTCCACCGCGATAGTGTCCGAAGAAGCACATCGTTTTTCGGACGTGAAAGACGTCACGATGGCGATGATGAACCACCCGGTCTTCTGGATCGCGTGGGGCATCGGGGTCTTCCCGGTGATGCTCTATCACGCAGCCATCTTCTTCGTCAGCACATTCCCCGCGCTCGGCTGGACCGTACTGAAGGTCCCTGATGTCGAGCTTGAATACGCGCGCCTCGTTGTCGGCTCGGTTTTTACGTTGACCGGAGCTTCGACCGTTGTCGCAGGATTAGCGTCCGCATGGATCAAGAGAGCGTAATGGAAACCGTCACTACCGCAGGCGCCGGCGCAGCTCTGACTTCGCCCCTGTGGATCAGCACCCTCAACCCGTACATCCAGTTCACCGTAGGTCTCCTCGGTGGCGTGTGGCTCGTGGTCCAGGTGTACTACAAGATCAAGAACAAAGGCCTATCGTGAAGAATTTGAACTCCAACTTCGCTACCTCGCAGGCGACTGTTGGCATCACCCCTACCCTTATCATCACTCAGCGTTCTGGCCGCGACACTGTGGTCGTTGAGAACGCTGGTACTACCCCTGTCTACCTCGGTAACTCCTCTGTCTCCGTGACTAACGGATTGCTGCTCCCTGGTGTGCTCGGTGCGAGCGTGGCCATCGAGACCACGGACGCCGTGTACGGCATCGTTGCCTCAGGCACCCAGGTGGTCTGCGTCGTCGAGAACTACTAATGGCGCCGACGAACATCTTCGTTCCGGGCGTTCCGTCGATTGGGAAGGTGCGCCGCAGGGTCGACCTCGGTGCAGGTAACGACGGCATCTTCAACTACAACCCGGCGTATCTAGCGAACTGGCGTTCTGCTCGTGATGCGGCTCTTGCGGGAACGGCCAACGCCTTCCTGTCTTACGGTTACGGCGACAGCACCACAGCCGGAACGGGTGTGCAGAAGGTCAATTCCGCCCCAAACAAGCTCGCGCAGAAGCTCGCCGCCATCGGCCTCAGCGTTAGCAACGAAGGGTTTTACGCCACACATGGCTCGTCCACGCCGTCTGCGCTGGACCCGAACCTATCAGTAGGGGCTGGCTGGAACATCGCAACCGGTCAGGTTGTTTATTCGGGCCGGTCCTTCCTCTACTCCTCGGGGTCTACGGCGATCAGCTACACGCCGTATGCGAGCGTTGACACTTGGGACATCTATTACGTCGCCTACAACGCGGGCGGGATTCTTTCTTTCACGGTTGATGGTGGGGCTGAGATTGCCAACATCGACACAACTAACGCCTCAACCCTCGTTCAATTTTTCACTCTGACGGTCCCTGCTGGAACACATCGCCTCGACATCACGAGGACAAGCGGGACGCCTATCGTTCTTGCGGCCATCGGGCGCACCGCCGCGACGAAGCAGATCAAGGTCTACAATGGTGGGTTTGGCGGCGGAACAGTTGCCACGTACATCAGCGGCGGTGCCAGTTCTTATAATCCTCGTCAGATGTTCAAGACGTTGGCGCCGAAGCTCTCGATTATCTCACTGACGATCAACGACGCCAACACCGCCACGAACACCACCACCTATCAGACCAGCATGGATACGTTGATTGCTGACGGCAAGATATCCGGCGATGTGATCGTAATGGATGGACCGCCGTCTCAGGCAACAACTGTTCCGGTCGCCACGCAAAAAACCTATCGCGACATAGCTAGAGCCAGGGCCATCGCGAATAATTGTGTCTACATTTCGCTGACGGATCGATGGGGATCTTGGGAAGCTAAGAACCCTCTGGGTTGGTACTATGACAACCTGCACCCTAGCGCGACCGGATACGACGACATCGCCACAGTGTTGGCGAGCCTCCTCGCACGCTGATCCTAACCCCAGCCGCCCGCCTGCCGCTCCCAAAACGCGGCAGACGTCTCCGGGTCCTGTCTGTATTCCCAGCGGCCTTCGGTCTTCCGGCGCCACACCTGTCCAGTAGGCCGCGTCCACGCCCCGCCCACGGTGCGCCGAGGCCAGATGATGCGGCACTTGTGCCATAGGGTATCGTCCTGCATGGCCTGGTAATATAGCGGCGGCGCTCCAATTTCAACAAGGATTTTCTAATTGCCTCTCGACCTCTCCAAGCTCACTGACGCGGTCACCAAGGTAGCCACTATGGCCGCCTCGGTTGCCTCCGTGGCCGCTGAGCGCGACGCTGCCGTGGCCGATCTGGCCCAGGCCCAGACCGACGTTGACGCCCTCACGGCTCAGCTCCTGTCGGCCGCCACGACCCCTGCGGAGTCCGCTGGTATCGCTGCGGTGTCCGCGGCTCTCTTCGTAGCCCCTGCTCCGGTGGACGCCCCTGTGCCCCCGCTAGGGCCCGTAGCGGCGCCTGCCGGCACCTACCTGCCGGGTGATCCCCGCAATCCGCAAGCCTAAACCAAAAACCCCCAAGGACCCGTAATGGGCTCCCTTGGGGGTTTTTTTTCAGTCAGGCTTCACACGCTGCGCCATGTCGTAGGCGCGACGCGCTGCCGCGTACATAGCCTCACGCTCGATGTGCCGCGCCTGCTCCTCGTCCAGCCACGGGTACATTTCGCGAAGCTGTTCGTTCAGCGGCATATTACCGTAGTTGATGTAGGTGGTCATTTCCGCCATCTGTTCGCTCCTAGCTTCCTGAGCACCAGCTGCACGCTGGGCCTTGTGTCATCCACCTCCATCATGCCGTCCCCAGGGACATCTTCGAACCCTGGGTGGCCTTTGTGGACGATGGTGTTGCGGTGGCCCAACTCACGGCACAGCGTCAGGTAACGCTTCTCAGCTTGGTCGTAGAGGTCGTCTGCGACCACAAAGTGGGCACCCCAGGACGTGTGGACGGCCTCGGGCATGTAGTAGGCGACCTTGCGCTCGATGAGCCACCAGCAGAGGGCCGTGTGCTCACGCTGCGATGCTGAGGATCTGGGCATGAAACTTCTGCTGCGGCACGGCCGCAAGGCCCTCAGGTGACCGCAGCTGCTCCTTGAGCCGCTCGGTCCTCGCCGGCTGCTGCAGCTTCAGAATGCGCTCCAGCATGTCCTCGACGTTCTCCTCTGGGATGATGATCTCCCTGGTGCGGACCAGGGGCGCCGCGAAGTGCGCTAGGTCTTCCAGCTTGGTGATCTTGTTGGAGGTGAACGTCGGCTGCGCGTCGATGTCCTTGAAGGACCAGTCGACGCTGCCGTGCTCGTGGATGAACACCTCGCGGCCCATGGCCTGTACGACCTGCGCCTGGACGTCATGCAGATAGCGGTAGTCGCTGATGGCATCCATGTAGCGGAAGTCGAACGCGGGTGTCACGGCCAGCAGGCGCATGCCCTCGTGGCTCATGGCGATCCGCATACGGTTGCCGTAGAAGTCCTGCTCGGCGCTGAGCTTCCACCCAGCCTGCTGCAGCTTGGTGGTCGTGGTCTCCCATCCCGCCCAAAGCAAGCGCAATGGACGGGACAGGATGCGGGTATCAGGAAGCAATGTCGGCCAGGAGGATTGCGTGCTCGTCCTTGAGGTTCTGGAGAACCTTCTCGGCCGCAGCGATGCGCTTCAGGCTGTCCTTGATCTTGGACTTGGCGGCAGCCGCCTTCTCCTGGGACAGCTCCTTGGCGGCCTCGGCCTCGACGGCCTTCGCGAAGTTCGGTTCGGTGTTGATCACGTTCATTGTGGTCTCCTTAGTGCATCTTATGTGGCAGCTCTGTGTGGACGTGCGTACGCTCCACGCAGGCATAGTTGAACTCGAGCGCGGCGAGCACGTCCGACACCTGCATGGCGTTGGCCTCGGCGAACTCGACGATGGTCTCGCTCAGGCGGTCAGCCAGGGCTTGTGCGACTTCACTGTCCATTACTTACGCTTGCCCTTCTTCGGGGCCGCGTTCTCCGCAATGACCTCCTCGATCAGATCCACGGCTTCCTTGGAGGCCGGGATGAACTCAGGGGCGTCGATCTGGGCGAGGGCCTCAAGGCCATTCACGCGTATTAGGCGTTCCAACTGCGCCTCGATCCGCAGGAGCGCGTCGAGCATCTGGACATCAATGGGCTTGGTGGTCTCAGGGATGACCAGCGTGGTCTCCCAGGTAGCGTGCGGGCTATGCATAGATCATGTCCTCGTAGAACTCTTGGTGGGCCTGCATCATCTTCCGCCAGTAGATGTACGGCATGAGCAGCAGGGCTTCGAAGGCGAACTTCTCCATCTCGCTCATTGACCGGCCACCTGCGGTGTGCAGTTGGGGATCATGTTGAGCGGGAAGATGCAGATCAGCCCTTGCTGCGGCGGCAACGGCTCGGGATCGACAGGCCTCGCCTGCGGCACGGCAGGCTTCAATGGCTTCGTCAGCCGTGCGTGCGGTCGCGCAGGGGCATGGTGCTTCGTAGGCCCATGGGGCTTCCATTGCGGCTTCTCCGGTGCAGGCTGTGCGGGTGGGATGGGTGGAAAGGCATTGAAGTCGTCCAGCGGTATCTCGCGCACGACCTCTGGCAACTTTGGCAACTCCGGTGTGCGGAGATGGCAGAGCCCAAGGATCAGGGGGAGCGCGAGCGCGGGACCTATGAGTAGTCGCTTCATTACGCCTCGATATGACGCCATGTGGCGCCGTTGTGTATGGCCGAGATGGTCTTGTGGCTGACGTTGTACAGCCGCCCCAGCGCTCGGAATGACGATGTGGTGTTCTGCTTGATGGCCCGTACGGTGTCTTCCGTCAGGCGGCTCTGGCCGTTGCTGACGCCCTTGGCCTGCCGGCCTTTATTGACCTTGTCCTTCACGTTGTCGGCGTTGGTGCCGATGAAGAGATGGCTGGGGTTGACGCACGACGGGTTGTCGCATTGGTGGAGCACGTGAAGATGGGGCGGAATTGGCCCCCGAAAGAGGGACCAAGACGCGCGGTGCGCCCTAGGGCATTTGCCTGCAATGCGGAAGAAGCCGTAGCCGTTTTCGTCCTTGCACCCCGTCCACTCCCAGCAGCCGTTGGCCACTTCCCTGACTTTCGCCAGGAAGCGCTTCAGGTCGGACGCAAGCGTAGCGATTGGACCTTACCTCCAGAGTTCACATCTCTCTTGATCGCTATGCGAATGGCCTCGCGTGCCGTAGCCCCCGCATCCATCGCGGCCAGGGCGTATGGGGCGCCTGAGCCCGTGGCGTACACGCCTGCGTCTTGCTTTACCCAAGCTTCGCCTTCGTACTCGTACAGGCTCCCATCGACACGTAGGTGCAGCGCTGAGATGTCTTCCAGCTTAGGGTGCTTGACCTTGGCGGTCTTGCGCATCGCCTGCAGAAGCAGCTCGGCGTCCTGCACGCTCCCCGACCACGCCACGATGGAGCCATCACGTAGGCGATGGACCTTGCGGCGCTTGTCGGAGACGATCATGTCACCCGCTGTCACGCGGCTGTCGCAGGCCAGCTCGCCGTCTCTGTAGGCGAGTGTGGTCATCGTGGCGTGTAGCCGGCAGCGTCGATGCTGAGATACGCCTCGCTGAAGACGGCTCCGTCGGGGAATTTGACGTAGGCGTATTCGGTGCGGATGTCTGCGTCCACACCCGCGGCCTCAAGGATGCCCTTCAGCCGCCACGCCGCGTCCTTCTCCGTCAGCCGGCGATGCGTAGGCGCTGGCGGCAGGAAGTCCGGGAAGCCCGGCTCGCTGTCATTCCATTCGATGGGTGTCATGTGCGATCCCATGTGGTCGTGTGGACGGTCTCGGTCCTTGAGACGGCGACCGCCTTCAAGATGATGACCTCGTTGACGCCCCAGCGGCTGTTGTGCAGGTACTGCTCAGCGTCAGCCACTGCGGCCTCAAAGGTGTCGAAGGGGCCGGCCTCGCCTTCGCCCGCGCCACCTATGTGATAGAACTGGCCCTGCTCCTTGCCGACGATCTTGGTGTCGATGTCTTTCATTTGCTCTCCACTGCTCTGTTGAGCCCGTCGATCAGGTCGTAGACTTGACCGAACGTCAGCTCCAAGACGTCCGCGGTGCTGCGGTCGTCGTACTGTTGGCGGATGATCAGGGTCTCGTCGGCCTTGGCACCATTACGGCTCCACCAGACCTCGATAGCGGGACACCCAGGGCGCCATTGGGCTCCTGGGGTTCTCACTGCGGGCTCTGCGGGGATCGTGTAGGTGGTGCCGTGGGCGTCGATGCTAGACGTTGCCGGCACGCTGGGCCTCACGCTCACGCTGGGCTTCGATCAGACGCTGGACGATTAACTCTGCGTCGTGAAGAAGGTCCGCGGTGCGCTTGCTGTGCTTGGTGTTGTCGATCAGGTTTCCATTCAGCTCAGCGTCGAGCAGGATGGCACAGCAGGCCATCACGGCGCCGAGGTTATGCACCCCGGTGTCGCGGGCGTAGCTCTCGCCATACTTGTACAGCTCAAGGTGCCGCAGGATGGCGCCGATGTAGGTCAGCTTCTCGACCGGAGTGTCATTCCAGTTCTCAAAGCCGTACTTGTTGTTGCCATCCATGTGCGCGAGTGACTGATGTATCATCCCAGCAAGCGGCAGCAGATGCAGCGGGGGCTTCTTGTCGCCGTAGAGCTTCTTGGGGTTCGGGGGTGTGCTCAAATGGTGGCCTCGTAGAAGAACTTCAGCTTGCATGATCGCGCGGTGAAGAACTCGGCGAGCGCGCCGGAGCTGTTCTCCCAATTCTTCATGAAGTAGACCGCGTCAGCGTTGTCAGTGATCCACACTAGATCGTCGTGCAGACACTCGCGATAGTTGGCGTACTTCTTCACGCCTTCCATATCGCCCCACTTGTCCAGATCATTCTGGGCGGGGTTGAACACTTCGTGACCCTTCACCTCAAGCTCCGCAGCGATGCGGAAGAACTCGGGGAAGTTAAAGTCCTCGATGCCGGTCATGGGACCAGCGAGATAGATTTTCACTTAGGGCTCCAAAGTATCGGTTGTTTCTTCTCGTTGTCCCAGTCCTGCCACCGCAGGATCCGCGCGAGGCGTGCCTGGGTGAGTGCGTCTTGCTCGGTGAGCTTGGCCTTCTCGTACGCGGTGACCACGGACTGCCAATGCCCCGATAGTCCGAACCCCGCCTTAGCGAGATACTCAGGGCTAAGCAGCGCCTCGGCCTTCACCTTGCCGATGCCAGGACAGCCCTTGTAGCCATCGCTGGCGTCACCAACGAGCGTCTGGAACATGTGGTAATAGTCAGCCCGCGCCTCACTGATGGTCATCAGTTCACCCTGGCGCCAAACCTGCGTCGGGATGGTCTGCATGTCCTTGTCCTGGGACACGATGATCGGCTGGCTCTCGCGCACCGTCTTGGGATGCGTGGCGAGCACGCCCATCACGTCGTCGGCCTCAAGGCCTGGGAAGGCGCGGCACTTGAAGTCATTCTCGACCTGCTCCCGCAGCTCCACGTAACAGAGGGGCTTACGCGAGTTGGCTCGGTTGTTCTTGTAGGTCGGGTCGACGCCATAGCGGAAGTTCGGCGGAGACGAGAAGCAGAGAGCGTGGTTGCGGGTCTCGAAGCGCTCAAAGATGCGCTCGATCATTTCGTCCAGCACTTCGCGTGCCTGTACCGGGTTGGAGCCCAGCACGTGGATCGGAGGCTCGTTCCAGTCGACCTCACCGAGGATGACGTTGAACTTGACCTCCTTCTCGACGGCGGCACAGGCCCTAAACAGGAACTCGTCGCCGTCGATCAGTAGGAGACGCTTCACTTTTGCTCCAACTTGTTGACGCGGTTTGCCAGCGTCTCGATGGCAGCAAGCGCCGTGGACGTGACCTCGGCCATTGTCCCCATCGACGCGCTCCCCGTGTCGTACAGGTCCATGAGGCCCTGCTTCACGCCGGCGATCTCCCGCAGGATGCGCAGGTTTCTCTGCAGGCGCTCGGTGGCCTCAGAGATCTCCTCCGCGCGCTGGTCGAACTCAGACGGTTTCTTGTTCCAGAACATCACCTGCGGCCCCACGCTTCAATGCGTTCAGCACAATCGCACAGGCTGTTAGGCCAGCCCCAGCCGTGGGCCATCTCACCGATCAACGTCATTGCGTAGAGCGGCATTACCGGCGTGATGACTAGGAACACGCCGGCCGCAGCAATCAATTTCTTCACCAAAGTATCCTTGTGATCTGATCCGCAATGCACTGGGCGCCTTTGCGGGTCGTCTGTATCTCCACAAGGAGGTCCGCGCCCCGGTAGATCTTGATGGTGACCTTGTCATCCACCCGATCAGCCGAGACTTGAAACGGACCTCCCTCGAATGCGTGCATGCCTTCCTGCATCAGCGTTCGAGCACGTCCTCGATTGCTTCGAAGTGATCCTCGGCGCGGACGTTGATGATGTCCTGCACGACCGCGTCGGCGAGCGTCGGGTTCGCACGGGCATCCTGCACGCCGTGGAGATAGCCGTCGTCGTAGCCTTCCGAGTGCGCCGCCATGATGTCCACAGCGGCCTCGGTGTTGCTCTGCTCTTCAGCGTTCTGCCAGCCGGCGTCGAACGCCGCATCACATGCCGCTTCGAACTTCTCCTGGCCGTCCAACAGGCCCTGCTCGTAGCCATCGACCATGGCCTTATCGATCACGTCCGCGAGCTTCGCGAGGATTATGCTGGCCTGCGGCCCGAACATCAGTTCAGTGGCGCGGTACATTGCTTCAACGTTCACTTCCTGGGTAAACATCAGTCGTCCTTTTCGTTGAGCCATGTGAGGCCCTTGCTGGTGATAAGCCACGTTTTGGCGAAGCGCTGCGGCCCGACCTTCGTGGTGATGAGTTGGAGGGAAGCTGCCATCGCAATGACGTCGGCCTCCTTTCGTGCCATGTCCGATTTCACGCGGACCTGCTCGCGCCATACGGCACGCAGCACCTTGGAGAGGCGCTCTAGTGGGTCAGTGAGTGTCAGCCCAGGTGCGCCCGAACGTGTACTCGCTGTCGAGCTTGAGCCTGAAGCCGTACGGCTCGCCGGCCGCTTGGGCCGCTTTGACGATGATGTTGCCGATTTCTTCTTCAAGACCTTCTCGTACGCACAGTTGGATTTCGTCATGGATGAACAGCACGAAGACGAAGTCCCCGTTCCAGCTGTAGCGGTAGCGCCAGCTAATCTCCTCGAACGCATCCGCGACCCACCTCTTGCAGAGGATGGCGCCAGCGCTTTGGATCAAGAAGTTGAGTGCGCTGTGGCTGCTGCGTGTCGGGATGCGCCTGCCGTCGAGCCCAGGGATGCGCCCCAGCTTCTCGACCTGCTTCGCTATCTTGTTCTGGAGGTCCCCGAACCCATCAATGCCGCGTGCAAAGTTCTCGCGGATCTTCTTGCCCACCATTCGGATACGGCGGTCTCCAGGGACACCGACGCCGAAGAACTCGCGGTAGAGGGCGTCACCGTCCTCCCCACAAGAGCGCTGAGCATTGAGAAGACACTCGTACACAATGTCGCCAGCCATCTTGTCCTGCGCGCCGTAGATGACCGCGTAGGCAAATCGCTTAGCTCCGTCCTCACGAACGATGGTGTGAAGTTGATTGTGCTTGTCACGTTCGCCTGAGGCGAGCCCCATTGCTTGAACGGTCGCCCAGTGAGGGTCCCCTTCAAGAACGGTGCGTGCGTATTTTCCGCCATCGAGCGGATGCAGGTAATGTGCGAGCCCACGTAGCTCCAGGCCCTGCATGTCCGCGCCAAGGAAGCTCCATCCGGCAGGAGCGTAGAATAGCCGTCTGAACTCTGTGCCATAGGGTTTCTTCGCTGATGGTACCTGGGCCAAATTTGGCAGGAAGTGGCTGCAGCGGCCCGTGCCCGTGCCCCCTGGGTTGATCACGCCGTGAATGCGCCCGTCAGTCTGCTGCGACTGGATCAGGCTGTTGCTGGTACCGCAGAGTTGCGACAGTCGCTTTTCGAGCATCATGTATTCGCCGAGACCATCCATCTCTGGATAGCGTGCGACGATGCTCTCTACGGTCTCTTCGTCGATCTGGGGCTTGCCGCCCTCAGTGAGCTTCTCCGGCTTCCAACCCTGGTTGATGAGCACGCGCGCAATGTGGTCGCGGCTCTTAGGGTTGAACTCGACTAGCTTCAGCTTGGTGCAGGGATAGCCCTTGAAGCGCTTGACCTTCTTGATCTTGCCGAACGGTAGATCAGGACGTTCTTCCTCGACCCACTCGTCGCCCCAGTATCCCTCCTTGGCGTTGGGACGCTTGGGCACGAACAGGGCCTTGGTCGGGTCAGGGCTGATGGGCTGATACCAGTAGCCGTAGGTCTCCTTAAGCCTCTGCTCCAGTCCGCTCTTCTTCTCCACGAGGTCAGCTTGAAGCGACCCAGCAGCCCTTTCGTCAAAAGGGACGCCGGCCTCCTCAATCGCCGTGCAGACCTCGGCAATACGGTGCTCGAGTTCGAGCGGTGCCTGAGGGTATTCCTCGGGCCTAAGGTGCTTCCACAGGACCAGATTGGTGCGGCAATCTTGAAGCATGTAGTCGAACATGTCTTCGTTGAACTCGCCCCACACGTAGTCCGCAATCTCCCGCGGATCCGTGATGCCCTTGGCTCGCGCCTCCTCTTCACGCACTTCCGCGTAGTCGCCCTTCTGCTCGCCCAGGCGCATGCCCCAGGCCTTCATCGAGTGCTTGCCCCGGAGCTTCTCCGTGAGCTTGCCGGCCTCGATAAGGCCCGTGTCGGTCAGCTTGACGTTGGGGAACATCGTCCGAGCAATGACGAACGTGTCGCTGATCCTGGCGCCAGGGAGGGCCCCATGGAGCTTGGCGATCAGCTTCTCGTCATGCTTCTGGATGTTGTGCCCAATGCGCTCCTCGGTCTCCGAGAGAAGCTGCAGCGCGTCCTTGATCTGGTGGGGACGAAACCCGAGGACCTCTTCGGTCTTCAGGTCGATAATGCCGACACAGTGCAGTTTGGTAGCATTCGCAACGAAGCCGTTGCTTTCGGTGTCATAGAGTAGTCGAAGGATGGCGTTATGCTCCTGTGTTGCCCGACGGGTCAAGATCCTCTTTGCGGCGGGAGTGCCACGTTGTCTTATCGCCGCAAGTGATGCTGTAAGAGTGCTGGCACAACTGCGTCATGAGCAGGATGGCCAGACGCTCGGCCTTCTGCCGGAGCACGAACGGTGCCGTGGGGAAACGCGGGTAGCTGATGCAGCCGACCTTGAAGCCGGCCTCTTGGCCTCCCGTGTAGATGTAGTCGACCGCGTGTATGTGGACGCAGAAGCCTTCGGTCATGCAGAACTCCCTGCAGACCTGCTTGGCCTGGGCGAGATCCCCGGCCATCCAGATGTCAACGTTGTATGCGCCGCCTGTGCTTGTCTTCATGTTCCGCAGTATCCTGTCTCACATTCTTCTCCAGTGCCGTCGTCGAGCGTGAACTTGCCGCGCTCGGCCTCGGCCCACTGCACGACCTGTCGGATGCCCGTGGCGCCCATGTAGTGGTAGGGTCTGAACATCGTCCTCGGTTTGCCCTTCTTGGTGGTGCCCATCTCGTCTTCGATGCGCTCAATCTTCGCGATCCGATCAGGATCATCCGCGAGGACCCGAAGGTCTCGCCGGTTCGAATTGATGCACGGGAAGCACTCCATTGACCTGTGAGGCAGCGGCTCGTAGCCGGCACGCGCCAGCAGCTCGTCGCGCTGCTCGTTGCTTAGGTCGACCAGAGGGGCCCACAACGGGCGTCCCCCATGATTGGCGCTGCTCTCAATGCGCTCAGGGAAGTTGCGCCGGTTGACGCTCTCGGCCCGCCGCACGCCGACCAAGCACGTGGCCTGACATTCGGGGTCGTTGAGGTCGAGCCACGTGAGGGCCGGCTTGATCTTCAGCTCCACGGTGCAGAACTGCATCCCCTGCCGCGGCCAAGCCATCTTGTGCTTGACCAGGGCCTCTAGGCCGACTGAGGACGTGCGAGCTGGGGTGAACCCCAACCCGCGTACCCAATGCTCGCCAGCCTCTACGCGAGCGGCCCAGTCGTCGGACGCCCATCCTGTGTCGGAGAAGAGAACCGTGACGCCCTGTAGGCCCCGCTCGTGGGCCCACTGTACGAGAGCCACGCTGTCGTTACCGTAGCTCCCAAATATGACGTTCAAAACTTCTGGTCCTCTTCGTCGTCATGTGGGTCGAACTGGGCCAGATCGGCCGGCGATGCGGGCTCGTAGCAGCCCTTCTCGATGTTCCACTTCAGCAGGTCGGCTTCACCCGTCTCACCTGTGATGCGGCACTTGAGCGAACGCAGTTGCGCGAACGCCTTCTTCTTGGGGTCTTGCTGATTGCGCTCGGCCGCCAGCACGTTGAAAGACACACCCTCAATCGCCGACGAGCCACGGATGTCCCTGAGGGAGATCGCGGCGCCTTCGTTGAAGTCCTTGCCCATCTGTCGCTTCAGATGCGAGACCGCATAGGTGCTCACACCAGTCTCCTGGGTGAACGAGCCTAGTCCCGTCATCAGCACGTCGATGTCCTTGCGCTCGTCATTGCTGGCGAGGCCGCTGACCGACATGGAAATGTGATCGAGCACTATTCGACGGCACCCACTGGCCGCCATGAAACGCATCATGGTGAGCAGGCGGTCGCTCTCGATGGAGCCGAAGTGGTCGTAGAACATCATGCCGTTGCGGACTACGGCGTGCAGGGACGCATCCCACTGCTCGTCCGTCAGCACGTCGGGCTCGGCCACCAGCGTGCGCAGAGGCTTCCCTTGGTGCAGGCCAACGTACGCCTTCACGGTCGTGTCGTTGTCTTCCTCAAGGAAGATGTTGCCGATCTTGAAGCCGTGCTCCATGCGCACGTGATACGCGATGTTGCGGGCGATGGTGCTCTTGCCGATACCGGAGCCGGCGATGATCGTCGTCACCTCGCCGTCACGGTCCCCTCCCCACATCTCGTTGAGCTTGGGGAACGGCAGCGAGACGCCGCGCTTGCGCTTCAGCTTCATGCGCGTCACGGAGAAGTCGGAGCCGTCACGGATCCCATCGGGCCTGTAGGGCGTTGCGTCCCAGAAGGACCGCACGAGCACCGCAGGGCCCATCGCCTTGTCCATGAGGACTGCGTTGGCGTCCTTCTTCGGCAGGGACATGATCTTGACCTTGCCGACCGGGAGCGTCTCGCAGGCGACCTTGAGAGCCTCCTGTCCTGGCTCGTCGTTGTCGAAGCACAGGATGATGCTGTCGAAGCGGCAGAGCTTCTCGTAGTCCGCCAGGATGGCCTTCTTGGCCGTCGAGGCTCCGTTGGGAAGGCTACCGGTGGGCCACTTGTTGTCGAAGGCCTGCGAGATGGACATGCGGTCCAGCTCGCCCTCGGTGATCACCACGGACTTGCCCTTGGCGGGCCAGGACCATGAGCCGATGATGCCGGCGTACTTGCTTCCGCCAACCCACGAAAACTGCTTGTCCTTGTCGCGGGTCTTCTGGTCGATCAGCCGGCCGCCGTCATCCTTGATCAGCTGTATGTGGACCTTCTTGCCACTGTCCGTCTCACCGATCTGGTAGTCACACTTCTTGCAGGTCTCCTCAGTGATCCCGCGGGCCGTGAGGTCGGCGTAGTGCCCCTTGATCGGGACGAAGCTCTTCTTCGGCTTCTCTGCGAAGTCGTCGTCTGGTGTGGTCACCCTGCCTGCTTTGTGTGTGTTATGTTCGTTGTTGCAGCTGAAACACCAGTCGCCACCGTCGTCGTAGGTGGCAAAGGCGTCCGAAGAGACCCCGCATGGGCAGGGCCCCTTCGAAACGACATTGGCCATTAGCCGAGGACGTAACGGACGTAACGCACGCCAGCATCGTCGACAGGCCGCTCGGTGATCACATCGTAGCCGGCGAGCTTCAGGCGGTAGATGCAGTCAGGCAGGTTCACGATGCCGTAGACCTTGTCGGCCTTCAGGCGCGTGATGTCGCCGTGCCTCTCCAGATGCGCAAGAACCTTACGGGCCTGATCGGGCAGGCGCAGGTCATTGGCAAGCGTGGGGACGCCGATGGTGAGCGTGTCGTTGTACATGTCGTTACTTCCTCTTCTTGTGTTGCTTCAGGTAGGCTTTGATCTCGTCGATCCAGGCGTCAGGCACGACCTTCTCGGCCCACTTGAAACCGTGGTCCGTGGCCCATTTGCCGTAGCTGGTCTTGCTCTTCGGGTAGATCGGGGTTGCTGCGCGCGAGAAGATGAAGCGGATGTCCAGCTCGGGGTGTTGTTCCTTGAGCAGGATGAACTTCTGTCTCTCCTTGACCGCTGCGTCTTTGGTTCCGACCATGCGTCGACCACCGAAGCCCTCGTAGTTGCCGCCGAAGCGGCCCTTGGGCTCGATGATGATGGGGCAGTCGTTGACGGAGAAGTCCGGGAGGTACTTGGCCTCACGGGCCGGCACGGTGTAGTGAACGTGTTGGCTTTCGTAGCCATACTCCACACCGGCCGCCGTGAGCTTCTCCGCGACATCCTTCTCGAGCTTTGAGCGATACTCAGGCTCGATAGTCAGCGCGGGCTTCGACATCAGAACGGAATGTCGTCGTCGAGATCCGTACTGGTCTGCGGCGCCGAGGTGTCACCCTCACCCTCTTCTTCGTCCTCGTAGGAGAAGCCTTCCTCCTCTTGGACATTGAACCCGCGCTTCTTCAGCTCGGTGATCTGCACGAAGTTCATGTACAGATTGAAGCCGCCGCCGAAGCCCTCGTAGTATGAGAGGTTGACGTCGACCTTCGCGATGGTTCCACCACCGACCTCGACCTTGGCGCGCGGGATCTCTTTGCCCTTAGCGTCGAGGAGTGCCGGGGGATACTTCTCGCCCGAGGCAACCTTGAGCGTCAGTTCGCCGGTCTTCTTGTCCTTGTACCAGGGCAGCTTGGCCTCCGGGTGGCCCAGCTCCTTGGCGCCCTTCTTCAACCACGCGTCCACTTTGCGGTGGGCCTCGTCGTCGAACTTGATGCGGGTCTTGAACGTGCGCTTGCCCTTGAAGTCGTCCGGCTTGTTGAGCTTCGGGAAGACAAGGGTGCCTTTCGGCAGAGTAGCGTTAATCTTCTTGGTCATGGAAAAGCGTGTGGTCTTTCGAAATTACCAGCTGGCGTCGAAGCCAGAGCTGGAGCCGCTGTCCGAATAGGACGAGCTGCTGTCGCTGTAGGAGAACCCGCTGTCCGAGGAGGGCGACGAGTATGAGGCCGAGCTATCGGTGTAGGTGTGCGTGTGCGTCGGGACCGCGCCGCGCTCGATGATGGTGGTGTCGTGGCTGTGGCCGCCGAGGGCCGATCCGATCAGCATGCCGGTAGCGAGGCCGGTGAACGGATCCGCGTGATACACGGGGGCCGCAGCGGCGTAGTAGGCCGGGGACTGAGCGGGCGTGGTGTAGACTGGCGCCGAGGGGAACGGAGAACCGTTGACCGCTTGGCGGGCCGCCAGGCGCTCACCGTGGACCTGCTGGGTCTGCTCGGCCGTGACGCGCACGGGGTTGGCTGCGCGGTACGCAGCGTCGAGCTTGGCTCGCTCGATGGCGGCTTCGGCTTCCAGGCGGTCGTTGCGCATGCTGCGGACGAACGCGAAGATGACGGCGACGAAGGCAACCACGAACAAAGCGGTCAGGAACATGAAGCCAGTGGAGATGTGAATGTGGTGCATTAGGCGACCAGTTCCTTGATCTTGGCGGCGACGGATGCGGCCTTCTCGGCGGCAACGGTCGCGGTGGCGCTGAGGTGTGAGGAATAGGCAGCATCGGCCAGATGGCGTTCCGCTTCCTTCTCCGCGGCCTCGGCAGCCGCCTCCAGCTTGGCCACGGTGCTGGTGAAGGTCGAGATGATCGCTTCGACGTCGTGCTCGACCGTGGCCGAGAGCTTGGCGAAGAAAGGTCCGAAGACCAAGGTTTTGGAGAACATCAGTCGTTAGCTCCTAGATGTTGTAACGGGACACGCAGGTGCCCCAGGTGTACTCAAGGTACCCGCCAGTGCAGACAGTGACCCCGCGTGGATACAGCCATGTGCAGGACGGGCCCGCGAGGGCTGCGTGGGCTGTCGAAATGAAAACGAGGGCCACCAGGGCCCCCGCGGTAGTCAGCGCGAGCTGGCGCCCGCTGGTTACTCGACGAAGCATGAGAGTGCCCCGATGATCAGGACCGCCACCATGTAGGCGAGGAAGATGTGCTCGAACATCAGCTGGTAAGCTTGCTGAGCACGGCTTTCTCAGCGTTGTAGCGATGCGCCTTTTGGAGCGCGGCGATCAGCTGGCCCTTGGTGTACTCTTCGGGCTCCCACTGGCCCTCAAGTCCGTAGCAGGAGCAGTGCGCTCCGGTGACGGTGAAGTAGCGTTCCCCGTTTCGGTAGGCTACGTAGGAATACCCGCCGTAGTCGCCCTCGTCGTCGTAGTATGCCGCCAGGACCTCGTCCGGGATGCTCTCCTTGCAGTCGAAGTCCTTGCAGACGTCCTGCCAGTTCTCCCAGCCTAAGTTGCCGGTGTACGTGTCAGCTTGCACGGTAGGCCTTCACGAACTCGCGGGTGAACGTGCGGCGCTGGTCCTTGTCCATGGCGTACAGGTCGAACACGACCGGGTTGCCGTGGCCGTCGTTGACGCTCACGTCGAACTTGCTGGCGCCCATGTGGATGGTGGCTCGGTTCTTCATCTTCACTTGGACAGCTCCTCGACAAGGAATACGGCAAGGTTCTTGGCCTGCGCGAACGTCAGGCCAACGGCGTGCGACTTCTTCCCATTCGGGACTTCCGTGAGCAGCACGAACGCGTAGTCGTCCTCGGCGCCACGCTTGGTGTTGTGGACGTAGCTGTCCACGCCAAGCTCGCAGCCATCGTGGTCTTTGAACCTAATGTCTTTCACTTCAGCTTCCCTTCGATGATGAGGACCTGCGCGTTGAGGGCAAAGGCGAGTGCATCGGCTTCACCCAGACGCAGCTCGGTAGCTATCGTGGTCGGCGCGTTACGGACCACGTCGTAGCCGCGTCCGTCCTTGTTGGGGACGACGGTGTACGGACCTTGCATCAGTTAAGGCCCTCCGCGGTCATCGCTGTGTGCCACAGCCCGTCCGCGATGCAGATGTGCCGCGTGTAGGCCTCGTAGTCGCGCTTGCGGTAGGCCTTCAGAGCCATAGTGGCGTGCCAATCAGCTGCGTTGAACAGCGTCGTGTAGGTCATGCGGACTTCCTGTTATTGAGCCAATCAGCGGTCTGCTGGGCGATTGCTGTGGGCATCTCGTGCTCGGAGATGATGCGGTCCCCTAAAACGACAACAGACCCGCGAGGGGTCTGCTTGGTCGAGTAGAGGGCTGGTTGTCGTGGTGGGAGCCCGACGCACACCTCAGTGCGGCACAGGCCACAGAGGTCGCACATCAGTCCTCCAGCTCCGTGCCGGGGATCATCCAGCGGGCCTTCTCGACCCAGTGGCTCTCGGCGTACCAGTAGCCGTAGACCACGTAGTCGCCATCGTCGTTCCAGATGAGAACGTGCTCGCGCATCAGGGCCTCCACCCGATCTGCTGAAGGATGCGTGCCTCAAGCTCCGAGGTGTTGACCCCACGGGCCTCAAGGACCGCGCGGGTCTGCTCGGGCACAGGGACGCCGTTGAGCACAGCCGCACGGAAGACGCGGTCGGGAGACGAATGCTTCGCTTGGTATTCCATCAGTTGCTCTCCATGGCGTAAAGGACTAGGGCCGCAGCGATTACCTCGCGGTGCTTGGCGTTGACGAGGATCACAGGGACACTCTCGCCATCTGGTTTGCCGGAGCGGTACTCACGGACCCGATGGGCCCCAAGGTCCTCTGCGGTGTACGAGGGGACATCGAGGATGCGTGTGATCAGAGCGAAAATCTCAGACCTAGACATCAGAACACCCCACGCACAGCGAACCGCTTCTTGCTGACCCACTTCCAGCCCTTGGTGGCGTGCAGGTACCGCACGCCCCCCTCTTCGATCTTGAACTGCACGGCCTTCTGGGGCACGAGAGCATTCCACACACGCTCGTGCAGCGAGATGCTGCGAACGGTGTCGTAATCAGGCAAACGCGTAGCGCGCATTGAGGATCTCCTTGAGGTCTAGTTCGCCCTTCTCGGGCACTCCATTGAAGCCCTTCTCCTGCAGGTCATTCTGCAGTTTCTCCAGGCCGGCAGGTGTCAGGTCAGCACGTGCGCTCTCGTAAAGCTCGGTGAGCACGTCGTGGTCTTCGTACATCCGCTTGAGTGTCTCGCGGATGATCTGGATGAACCGAGGCGCGTCACAGGCCAGACAGCCGAAGCTATCGTGGACCGTTGCGATGTCGGTGATCCCCTGGTCGACGGCGTTCCCCACGCTCAACAGGAGGTGGGATGCGTCCATCGAGTGCGTGAGGTTTGCGGCAATTCCCGCCGCCGCCTTCTCCTTCGCGATGGGCTTCTCGTATCCCGTAGCGATGGTGATCTGCGTGCGGACCTTCACGCCCTTGTCGTAGCAGAACAGCTCCACCCTCTCGGTGGTGCTCTCGTGGTAGCGGTTGACGCACGGCACCCCGGCAGGCGTCGTCCAGCGCAGGGGCTTGCCCTCGTGGGCCATCACCTTCGCGAGGATCTGCATGAACTCCATCGCCTGGGCGGGGAGCTTCACGACAGTCTTGATGGCCGCCAGCACGCGCTTGGCCAGATAGCGCGAGGCAAGGCGCCACTCGTCATCGTCATCGCCGAACGGATGCACCTCGATTTCCTTCTTGAGCAGCTTCAGCTCAAGAGGTGCCATCGTGTCCTCG